GGCGAAGGCTGTTCGCAACCTTCTTGTCATCTTCCTTCTTCGTCTTGTACAACTTCATGCGGAAGTCGTGAATCGGGTCAGGGAGACCAAATTGATACGGTGCGAGAGTGCGTTTGTTGTTTCCAATCTTGTAAAACGAAAGCTCAATGATTGGCGACTCAGCGGGAGCGTTCTTCCAGGGAAGGCATCGCACCTTTGTCTCACCTGCCTCAGGGAAGAAGTAGTTGATCTCTCCACCACGATTCTCGCCCTTGAGCTCAGCCAACTTTTTTCGAATTGCATCAAGATCCATTGCCATTTTATTTTCTCTTTTTCTTTCTTTTGTTTTGTTTTGTTGGGACACCGTTCGTGTCTGATATTGATATTAAGCTAAGAAGCTATAAGAGTATAAAGTTTTTATTTTGTTAGTGCGTCATAGACTGCGTCTGTCACGATCTCCTTTACATTCCACTTTTTCATTTTTACTTCCCGCGCCCACTCTTTCCACTGTGGGTATTCGTAAAAGAAGTTTTCTGCCATGTCAGGTGCAACGTCCTGCGCGTCGGTGTCGTCAGGTAAATCATTGCTGATGTGCGACGCAAACTCTTTCACTGCGTTCATGAGCAAATCGTTTGTTGTCATATAATCGTCATCGTCTTCGTAGTCGTCGAAGTCTTCTGTTGCAACTTCGTCGGGAGGCATGTCATTGATCATCTTGACAAGCTCTTCACGTGGAAGTTCAATATACTCACGAATTAGCGTACGTAACTTTGAGACGGTTGTTTTCATGTTACTTCCACGTTGCTCTCTTTTTGGGTGAAGACGTTGAATTTGGCGGTGACATGCCTAATGGCAAAGTCACGCCGCTTATGCCTGCACACGTTGACATCTCGTCTAATTCTTCTTTGTCTTCTTCGACGTCGAGTTCATTGATTTCGCTGCACTTTTCACAAGTATCGTAGGTTACTTTTTTGTCTCCCGGACACCTGCACTGATTTATCACATCGCCACAATCTTTGCACACCGTCTTGTAGTGATTCGTAGTAGAACGCTTTTCAAAAACCAATGACACGTACTCTCGAATGAGACTTTCGTCAAAAGACATGTTTATAATTATGCTTTATTCAAAAATTTGTTTGGATCACCAACCAACCCAAACTTCGTGACGACGCGCTTCCCGTTTACTTCGTCAACTTCGTAGAACATGTGTCCCACGCCTGTGTCACCGATTGTGCCAAAAAGACCATTCAAAAGTCCAAAAGCGCTGATAAGTTTTACTTTTGACGATCCACCTACTTGTATCGTCGGATGATCCGCAAGTTTTTCATTACAAACGTAATGTATTAACATTAGATCACTAATCGCTACGGGATCAAGCGCCAACGCTTCATTCAAAAAATCTACACATTGTGGCACTGTTTTCATGTTACCATACTTTCATTTATCAAATTGTTCAAAACTTCACGATCAATGTTACCACTTTTCGTGCCAATGTATCTAACAAGTTTCAAAGAATGCGTGACAAAGTACACGTTTTGTATGATGTCATCTATCACGCGTTTACGTATGAACATGTCATGTTTATTTTTGCGCTCACGTATTTCATCAAAATCACGAATTATTCCTTGATCGTTATAACCATGCCAATGACTGTCATACTGAACGTATGTATCAATACTTTTTATGTAAAAATCAATTGGCCATTTATATACATGTTTTTGACGTAAAATATCGTCAACACCAAATATTTCACACAACGCATCATACAAATTGTTTTCATGTCCTGAAATCCATAACGTGCCATTTTTACGTGCAGTTTCATATTTCTTTTTATTTGCTTCAGGAGATTTACAATTTTGTCGCACACTTTCTAATTGAAAAACACATTTTACACCATAACGTTCTAAATTTGTTTGTTCTATATTACGACGTATTTCAGGACTTGACAATGGATTTTCATAACCACAATGTACAAGATTTGTTTGTTTTATTTTTTCACGAATTTCAGGTACCGCCCATGTGCTTTTAACACCATATTTTATTAAACAATTTTCTTGCATTGCAAGTTGAAATGCTCCGCCACGAGCCATACCAATCTTTTTACATTCTGATCCATTTGTTCTTTGTCCTACACCAATTCCAGGACAAAAATGAACGCCATTAATGTTTTTAACTTTACTCGTATATTGTTCAAATTCATATCCACAAGTATCACATTTTAATATGACATGTATTTTTGTATCCGATGTATAACGTATAAATGTCATTCTTTTTCATTCATTGTGGCGACATAATCTGCGATCTGCACCGCAGTTGTCAAATTTGACACTTTGAGACAGTATTTCTTGTTCTCATCAACAACGTACCCATCACTCGTCTTTATGGCGACCCACTCGTCAGGAGTCAATTGTATTCCGTAGTACTGAAGAACAAACATCGTCCTGTCACCCGTCTCCATGAACGTCATGTTGTTATTATACGTGTACATCTCACCAAGCTTGTTTCTGTGCCAGTCGTCAGTCTGTGGGAGATAAAAATCATTTTCGCTCCCGCCTGGCAACCCGACTTTGCCTAAGTCGTGGAATAGTGCGACGATGATCATGCTCTCCTGCTGAAGCTCCCACTTGAAAGCCTTGTTAACTATCAGTATGTTTTTAAGAACGTTAAGCGTATGTTGTATTAATCCACCGCTGTATGCACTATGTTTTTTAGGCGATCCTGACGCAGGCGCTAACGCTAAACGCTCTCCCAATTCATCAACCATCTTCAACACAACTTCGCTACGATCACCCAACTTTTCGCAAAAGGAACGAAATTTATCAAAATTTGCAACAATTTCTTCGGGAGACAATTCTTTGATTGACATATTCGTTTCATAATCAATGTGAATAGTCTTGTATAAGAAAATGGCCACCCAAAAATGGCCATTTTACGATGTATTCAAATTATGAATTAATCGATGATTGCTACTTCACCTTGATATCTTACTCCGTTCGTTGTCAACGCAATGATCACTCTGTTGTCAAGATCGTTGTTGACGATAATTTTTACGTTACACAACATGCCTCTAATCGTTCCTCGAAGGGAATTTTCTTCAATCACGGGTTTGTGTCTCATGCTCGTCTCCAAAATAGAGAGCACGCTTGCATTTACGTATATCGTGTCAAGCTTACGACAATGATGCGTTGTCTCAACATCTCTTGCACAGTCAAGAATTGTATCAACGAGTAACTCATTCCACTGTGACTTCGTACCCGTAAATTGTGGACCAATTTTAGTTTCGTAATCATATGAAGGCTTACCAGTACGTTTATTTACATACATACCACAACTATTCGACCAGTAGAACGTTATGTTCTTTTTTAACAACGTGACGCCCTGTAACAATGACACCGTAATTTGATTTTTTATACCTTGGCGCGATATGTCAATGCTAATGTCGAGCTCGTTGAACATGTCGGTGACGCGATCAAAAATCATTTGATCAATCTTTGTGCCGGGATTTCTACAATCGGGTGAATTCCACCTGATGACAAAATCGTAACAAATTTTTTCATCGACTTCACTCGGAACTTTATGCGCCATTAGCGAAGATATCACGTTAAACAGTTCTTTAGCCTGCCGGGTGACGTATTCGTGCCTGCAATTTTCAATATAGTTAATCATGTGACCTTTCTTTCGTTACCAAGAACACAATGTCTTGATTATTTTTTAATAACCTACACCGCGTTTAGTGTATCACAAATAGACTATGTGATAGTATCAAAAATATGGTAAACTGTCTCACACAAATAATCAATCTCATGTTGGACGAAGCGATCGCGGATCCAGACGCTGCCCGTGCAATCGATAGAATAGTTGCAAACGTTGTCGACGATGACGTAGTGATTTCGCTCGTTTCACACGATAATTGGATGGTACGTGCAAGCGTTGCGAAGTTCGTGAGTGGCAGAAGCTATGAACAGTTACAAGCGTTAGAACGCGATGATGACGAGAGAGTTAGAGAAGTCGCCGTCGAACGACACGCGAGTGATTTGAACGCGTTGGCAGGATTATACGCGACGGGCGCATTAGCGAGAATTCAAGCGTGAACACGTTGATCGGCATACACCATGATAAAACTAATTTCATTTATAGTAAAATTTGCACCTTCAATGTATCGTTTTGCGCGCTCTTTTCGTTATTTACGAAACGTTAATTCATTATCAAAAACGTTTATTTTTAGATGTAAATCTTCAAAAGAAGAATTGATGGCTGTTTCGTGGATCTTGTCTCACAATCCATCCTACAAACTTTCTAATCCACATCCAGAATATTATCAATTTGAAATAAATTATGAAATTTGTAATAAAACACTAAGACGCGATATTTGGTCTGACAAAAATGAAAACTACAAATATCAATATGGAAATAAATATTTTTCGAGTATTTATCGTCCAACAGAATGTATATACGAAAAACTGGGTTATTTAACGTTTCCGTTAATGACGCACATGGAACTCGTTGGGTTGAAAAAGCTACAAAATATTGAACTTATTTCGAAAACATTTTACGTTAAAAATTCACAACCATTGAAACAAATTCCTGGATTCCCTGATGTTCCATATTGTTTTGAAGATATACCAAATGATTGTTTTTGTGTAACACCAAAATTTTTAGAGATGTTCGTTTATTAAATCATTCACACTTTGTTCAAAACCAATTTCGTTTATGTCAAACTCCCACATTATCGCAGTCTTGTATCCCATTTCTTGAACTGCGCCGTGTTTCTTTAAATCTGCGTCCCAAACGTCTTGTGCGTGAACGTTTCGATACTTGTCAAAGTGTTTTGCTTCGTACATAACGGGATTAAAATGCCAATAATCACCGTTGACTTCAACAAGCAAATTTAACGATGGCACATAAACGTCAAAAGAATACGTTCGTTCAAATGTCGCGATTGGAAAACTGTGTTGCGCATCAGGGAAACGTTTTAGAAATTCTTCGTAGACTGAAATCTCAAGTTTGCTGCGAAAGACGTTGCCATTTCCATAACTGAATTTTCCGTCTGCCCACATTTTCTTAGTTGTCAAACTCATTTTTTCACATTCTTCAGGAGTTCTTTTTCGTCCAAGTTGCGATGGTTTTCCACCGTTCGCAAAAAATCGCTGTTTTGCTTCGCTTTGCAAGCGACGAGTTTCTGCGCTTGCTTTTTTACCTCTGTTCGGACAATTTTCTTTCATCCACGCTGAGTGACGTTTGGCGTGAATTTCAAAATAACCATTCTTACGTTTTGTTTCGACTACGTGAATGGCCATGTTTTTCTTTTTTTCATCATCGAACGTTGCATACGTTTTCTTCACGCCAATGCTTATTTTCTCCTTTTGTTCGTCAGACAACAAATGACCTTTGTTTGCTTCACTGATTTTCTTATTTCTTATACGTAATTTTTCTGGTGAAATATTACATTCACGTATTGGATGTTTATTCCAACCTTTTCTTGAACATGATCGAATGACGCGTTCTGCACATTCTTTATATTCATCACCCAATTCTTTTCGCAAAATTGCCGTAATTTTATTACGACTAAGCTTGAACATTTCACGAAGTTCTTTGATTGATACACAATCACGAAACAAATTACACATTTCGACAATGATACTTTGATCGATTATTTTTCTACGTCGATCTACTTTAGGAAGTTTTATTTTCTTTGTTCTTCTTGGCTTTTTACGATTATTATAATGTCCTGTTTCCCATAACTTTTTTACTGTTGCACTTATTTGTTGACGTTGTTCGTCAGATATTTCATGTCCCTTAAGAGCATTGCTAAGCTTCTCGCGATGTTCTTTTGAAACAGGACGTCCTTTGTTTGCTTTGCTAATTTTTGCTGCCCGAATAGGATCCGGATTTGGGCCAGTTTTAATGCCTTTTGTTTTCTTTCCTGCTTTTGCACCGCATGCTTTTATGGCAAGTTTTGCACACGTTTTATATTCATCATCAGATAAACAACTTTTTAAAATTTTAAAAACAACACGACGATCAACATTTAGTTTTGTTGCTATGTCAACAGACGACGCTCCCGTGTGATACAATCTACAAACTTCATCAATTATGTTTTGTTCGACGTTTGTAATTGGCTTTTTACGTTTTGGTGCATCTTTTTTAAAATTTTTTCCAAAATTTGAACACAAAATCTGTAGCAACATATAATGTGATATATTGTACTTTTTTGTAAGTGTTGAAAATGTATATCCTTGACAAAACCCATTCTTTTCCCAAAAATCACAAATTTCATCAATTATATTTTGTTGTAAGATAATTTTTGCACCCATATGATTATTGATTATAATCAATCTATGAATGATCGTCCGATCTTAATAATTGATGCTCTTAACTGTTTTACACGCGCGTGGGCAGTTTATCCACAATTAAATTCAAATGGGCAACAAATGGGTGGGACTATTGGCTTTTTAAAGACACTTCGAAAGCTCGTCAACGAAATTCAACCCAAACAAGTCTACATTTGTTGGGAGAGTGGTGGAAGCACTAAACGTCGTAAGATATTCAAAGAATACAAGATGGGACGTGCTCCAGAAAAACTTAATCGATTTTATGGATCTGATATCCCGGAAAGTAATGAAAATCGTTCTTTTCAAACAGCTGAGCTTATTGGTATTTTAAAACACGTTCCCGTTTGTCAACTGTACGTTCCTGACTGCGAGGGCGACGACGTCGTAGCGTATTTGTGCAAGAACAAGTTCAACGAAGTCAACAAAGTCGTTGCGTCGAGCGATAAAGACTTTTATCAATTGTTAGACGCAAAGACACGTATTTATAGCTTTCATAAGAAGACATTCATTCTTGCTGAACAAGTGTTTGACGAGTTCAGAATTTCGGCAAGAAATTGGGCGGTTGCGAAGGCGATAGTTGGAGAACCCATAGGCGGAGACAATATTCCTTCGATAGGAGGCGTTGGGTTTAAAACAGCGGCGAAATGTTTTCCGATGTTAGGAACAGATACAGACGTTTTAATTCAACATATATTTGATTATTCTCAAGTAAATTTAGGAAAACAAAAGACGTACAAAAAAGTTCTTGAGGGTGTAGACATCATCAAAAGAAACTATCGTTTGGTGTACCTCGGTGATAACACTTTGTCCTTACAACAACAGACGCAGATTGACAATCAAATGTCAAAGTTTTCTCCCAAGACTAATAAACTTGAGATCATGCGAACGTTAGCGAAACACGGAATTTCAGATTTCAACGTTGACGATTTCGTGTACTGCTTCAACTGCATTGAAGGCATTCAACAACGATAATAGTTATTGACATGCGTTTACGACTTAGTGAACTTCGCACGATAATCAGAAAAGCTCTTCATGAAGCCATTAACCCACACTTTGGCGGATTTAATTGGTATCATGTGTCAGCAACCGATCTTGGAAAAGAGTTTACGTTCACGCCACGAACGCCCCGCTTTCCAATGTCGGGACCGCACGGATTTACAATTGAAGACGATTTTACGCCACGTGTTAGTTGGGCACCAAGCATTGACTACGCGCTTGATGCGCTTGGAGGATCCATAAACAAGTCAGACACGCTCTACGTCTATGCGACGAACAAACTTCCAGGTGAAGTTGACGTTGAAGAAAATTTTCTTGACGCTCCCTCGTCTCCTGATAATGAATACGGTTCAACGTTCGATGTTGGTAAATTCATGGATTATGCAGAAGAAGAAGGATGGCCAAAAGATTTGTTGCGCGCCCCTCCTGAATCGAAACACTCAGCAATTCGTGCGTTGAAAGGACAAGTTCCTGATGCACCTGAGACACACGAACACTGGGCCACAAAACCAATAACAGCAAAAAAGATAGCAACACTAAATTCGCAAAACGGTGAATGGACGATATTATAATCACTTGCGATCTAACAGATACCTCGTGACGAGCTTTCGCTTTCCGTCGAGCACATTGTCGACTAATTCCCAAAAGTCTCTTGTATCATCGTCTGTTATTTGAACGTTCAGTTCATCAATGTCATAGTCATCAATGATGATTGACGTTGCCAGTCGCTTACGCTCGTCAGAAATTCCAACGATGTCTGCTTTCGCAGACTTGAATGCCTTGTCTTTGTCTGAAAATCCTTTAATTTTGTGTCGATACGCCTCTTCAAACGAAGTCAAAAGTCGATGAACTTCAACGTACCAGTGATTAACGTCTTGGTTTCGACAGGAGAAATATTTCTCCGCCAAACGTGCCTTATAGAATTCTCTGATCGCACCCGTCAAGTATTCATCCATCTTGTCAATGAAGTGTTCACGATCATAAGCCATCTTCTCGAGAATGATCGTTTCTTTGATCAAGTCTCGTAGCAGTTCTTCTTGTTCAATCTCAATTTGTCTTTTCATATTTCACTTTTTGTTCGTCAAGCGTTTCATCACAACGTCTACCACATCCTGTGGCACGTTTCCACGCATCATGTCCTTTGCGTAGCTCACAAACTCTGGATCTGTCGCTGACTTCACTTCGAGCTCTGAAGCGACTGCATAAAACTCGTTCATCAGGGCGTGGTACACGTCGTCAACGGTGTGCATGTGTGGGTTAAACTTGTCGAGAAGCGTGTACGTTCCTGTGTGTGCACGCTCGTTCAGTGTTTGTTTCACGATTTCTCTTAGTTCTGACAGCTTTAGCTTCATGTTGAGATTAAGTAGGCTCCCGTCGCCCACACACGACGTATCGATTGTTAAGATAACATATGTTCCACTTTTTGTTCAACGAACGTGAGTTCCAGACGCGTAAAACATCGTCTGACGGCACGAGCGACGATTTGACTGTCACACGAAGTAGTTCCGCTATTTCAAAAGCCTTATTATACATCATGACGCCGTAGCCCTTGTTTCTATGCTCTTCGTCAAGAAACGAGTGTGTCTCATAGAACGTCTCAACTGGGCGTTCATCAATGCACATTTCGACGTGTCCCACTTCTTTGCTCCCGTCGAACCACTCGATGAGAATTGAACGGTGTCTATTGACGATGTGCGGTGTCATCGATTGAAAAATGTAATTTTTCGTATTCTTCTACGCTCAATGACAATTTGTCGAGTTGTTCAGCTTCTACCGGAGAAAGATGTGTAAGCGAACACAAGTTCTCAACAATTCCTAACAAATTGTAATACTGTTCGTGTGTTGTAATTTTCATTTAATCTTACCTGCAACCGCAAGTAAATTCACCATTGTCGACACAGGTACTGACACGTGACTTGCACGTCCATCGAGTGACACTGACGTGATGAAAATGTAATCACCATCAACCTCGACGTTCGCAGTCTCACGATTGTCATGATGACGAGTGACTTCAGTTTTTCCAGGAAGGTTTGAAAATCTCCACGTTGAACCGCTTGGCAATGCCATGTTTCACCCAATAAAAGTTGGATCGAAATCAATAATTTCTCGATATTTTTTTTCTTCGCGTTTACACTCTTCAGTGCGAAGAAACATGTTTATCACCTTGTCTGAGCCAAGAACTACAATTTCAACTGTCAAAACGCTATCATCAATCTTACACTTTGTTGCAAAGCCTTTTAATTGTGGACACGTTTCGTCGCAGTGAGTGTTGTCGAACGTGACAATTGGTAACTTTCGAAATGTTTTGTTTGACATACAAAAAGTATATCACTTTCTTCAAAGAATTACACTTACACATTACAATATTTTTGATTTCCAGATGGCGTGAGACATATAATTATGTTTGTAGAACTATGAAGCTAAAGCTTTCACATCTGGAGAACATTGTGAACAACGTACGCAACGAAAACAAGCTATCAACGTTATTTTGTGAAGAGGTAAAACGATCGTTTGGTAGCTGCATTCGAGGCTACGTGCCACGGGCTGTCGCAGAGAGCGCGAATTACATGCTCGACATGAACGAGCTCACGCACGTTGGTAAAGCACCGAGTGTCAAAGTTTCATTGTTTGTTGAGTGCCTGAAGCACAGCGACGAGCACGTTCGAAAGCTTGCGACTCGATTGGTGCCCGAGAAGTTTTTGGACAACATGTTGAAAGACAAGTCTCCCGCCGTCAGATGCGCAGCCGCTGAACGCGTCAGCATGAAGTCATTAAAAGAAGCTTTGTCAATGTGGCCCTCAGACGACCAAATGCGATCTACTTACTTGACGCGGTTGCTTGACGAGCCAACGCTCGAAGACGGTGACAGCGAAGAGACACTTGAGCTTCACTCTGACAAGCGAATTGGTGATCCCGGGAAACAGCAACAATTTCCAGAACTGTCAGACCAGTGGTACGAGACGCTGGCGTTCAAGCTACTTGAGGACTATGACGGTAACGTTGAATACTCATGGGAACGCGGTGCCTGTAACAACTACTGCAACGCAACGAAAGCAACAAGTGGCGTTGAGATCGATCGAGAGAAGCTTTATAAAAAACTGATGGACTTGATCGAGAAGCGTGAAGACTTGGCACTTGAAGAGGACGTGTTCAGAGAGCCACGACGAGTTCTGAGCGAAAGCAAGCGCGTTGACGAAAAAGTAAAGCCTGCACGCTCGATGAAGGCGATTTCGTTGATGAAGCAATTGATCGCAGTCATGGGAACGCTTGGTTACAAAGTCTCAAGTCGAGAGAAGAACACCGGCGAGATCAAATGTTGGCTTGACAAATCTGCTCCCGGCGACGACATCACGAACTCCCAGGAAGCTGTAAGCGCGTTGAACAAAGCGGGTTATAGCGTGGACGTTTCACCGTATAGCGGCGACGTGCTGAGCGTTGACGACACGTTTAGAGTTACGTTTCAGAAGAAACACGTTGAGCATGACGCATTTATAAGCGTATATGCTGGGCCTCTCGCAGACGACGCTCGACATGGCATTGACGTCGGTGACTTGGGTGAGAGCATTGTGAGAGAAAAAAGTGATGACAAACCGTTTTCAAGTGGACACGAAGCGATGTTGTCATGGGACAAAGAAGAAGAAAACTTTGACGATACGTGTCCACAATGTGGAAATGATAGTTTTAATTGTACGTGCCTTGCACCTGACGCAACGTACGATCATGATGTCATGGAAAACATCGACGCGCTCATTGACAGCGTGATCATAAAGGAAAGCGACGATTGGGACAACGTTGAGACGCCCGAACAACAACAAGATCGTTGGACAAAAATTGCTGAGCAACCTGAAAATAAACCTTTCATCGACGCGATCAAAAACGCAGGAGACCTAAAAGAACTCGCTCGTGCAAAGCGAAGCTTACAAAAGGCTGATGACAATGGTGAAATACACATTCCTGCCGGCGTGTGGATGAAATATTACGATGAACGCAAAGACGAACTAAACGCTATGAACGAAAAGCCCATGTCAGCTGCTGACTCACGTATGGATCGTTTGCTGCGAATGCGAGACAGCTCAGGGAAAGCCACACCAAGGAAATTTTCATGAATAACGAATGCACGCTACAAATTCAACACCTGCTCACCGAGTGGGAATGCGTGAGCAGGCCTGAACTTTCAGTGTTGCTCACTTGGCTACGTGCGCTCTACTTCACGCACCAGACGCATCATTGGATCAGCAAGGGTGACAGCTTTTTCGGAAATCATCTACTTTTTCAGAGAATTTACGAAGAAGTGTTGCCTGAAATCGATGCAGTCGCCGAGAAGAGCGTTGGGCTTGGTGACGAGAACAACGTTGACTTGCACAAGCAGCTTGAAACTGCGCTTGAAATCGTGTTCAGTAACTCAAGCGTCAATGTAATTCCTTCTCCTGACGACCTCGCAAAGAAATCGCTGAAACTTGAACTCGAATTTTTGTGCGTGTGCGAAGTGCTTCGAAAGTCAATGAAGGCGAATGGCACTTTGACAACAGGCATTGATAATCTTGTGGCTGGAATCGCAGACGTGCATGAAAGTCATTGTTATCTTTTGCAACGTGTTTGTAAAGGCAACAACGTTACACCATCCATCAATGACGTGCAAATTGAGCACGAAAAAGCACCTGACGTACATCTTATCACGTTTGATGACATTGGGATGCCTGAACGTATGAACGACGAGTGGAAATCTGCAAACAATTACTACACAAAGTAATCTTTGTTTTCATTTCTTGTTACCGACAAAGTCTTATGTATAAGACATGGATAATTTTTACGATCGTGTTGGTGCGGCACTCAATGATTTCAGAGCGAGTAAAATAACGCTTGAACAATACTATGCGATTGTTGCTGGTACTGCACCTGTTGCAAATGAAAAAATCGTTGAAAAACAAGACGAGATCAAAATTGTTGACAAAATGCCTATATTAGTCATTCCTACAACTGTTGAACCTGTTATATCAGTTGAACCAACGCAAGCTATCATTTTAGTGAAGAAGTGAATTTACGTTACGTGATTGTTATAATCATTTACATGTTAGACGTAAATTCGTTAGAAGACCTACGAAAAGACGCAACGTTTGATCATGTCAGTGCTGCGCGAGTGATTGAACTACTCGATGCGTATCAAGCGCTCAAAAATGATTACAAAGAACTTGAAACTGATTACGCAAATCTTCAAGGACGCATGTTTGACATGTACGGATGTGATTAATCACTTCTTTGGATGAATTCCTTTATTTTTCATGGAATTTGCTACTGCCCACGCGTTCTTCACACCAGGTTGTTTCTTCAATGTCTTTACGATCTTCTCGTAACCCGCGGGAGCACTTTCGTCGATGTCATTTAACTCATCGTACAGTTCAACGTCACCCATCTTTTCGTGAGCACGCTTTGCGTCTTCTTTTTCTTCTGTGTGCGCATATCCACATTCTGGACAGTACGAAACTTCTTCAGGATTTTCGACAGTCGCGAACTTCTCAAGCAACATTTCGTAAATTCGTGTTTCAATGAGCTTGTTCATAACTGATAATTATTCATCATTTTAGTATATAATTCTACACAATGACTTTATTCCTCAGCGGCGATCATCACCTGTCACACCGTAACATCATTCAATTTTGCTCCCGCCCGTTCACATCTGTTGAACACATGAACGATGAACTTGTGTCACGTTGGAACGCATGTATCAAATCTAACGATTGCGTTTTATACTTGGGTGACGTTACTCTTATAAATTACAACAAAGACGTGTTGCACGAAAAGCGTCCTGACTTTGTCGAGCTCATCAAAAGTTTGAACGGAAGAATAATTCTTGTACCTGGCAATCATGATGACAAGCGAATGTTTTCATTCTACGAAGAATGCGGGTGGCGCGTCATCAAAAACGAACTACAACCTCCAAACGAAAAGAAATTATATGGTTTTATCATAGATGACACGATGTACTGTCACAACTATCTTATTACATCACTCATTGACGCTGACGTAAAAGTCGTCGTGCATGGCCACGCACATGGTACTCGACAACACGTTGAAGGTGACACACGAACGTATATCGACGTTGGTGTTGACTGTTGGGGTTTTGCTCCCGTTGAGGTGTCAAATGTGTTGGATGAACGACGTGCAAAGCTCGTCGAAGAACACGTGAGTTCACTGCTTCAATCGTAATGAACTTTCACATTAATATTTGGAAAACTACACTCACGTTGATGCAAACATCATGATTGACTGGCTCTTGAATCGTTCACCTTGACGCGTTCTATCTTATGTAAATCGTACAATCCACGTTCATGAGCACTTTGCTGCCAACGCCACAGCCTATGTTTCTTAGCTGAAACGCAGTCAGTACACACGTGTAAACCATCACATACCTCATGATCAGAATCACACGTGTATCCACATATTTTGCAGACGAAGTCATGCCCGTACATTACATCACCTGTCTCAATCTCGCTTCTTCAACGATCTTCTTCGTCGCTGAGCTACCCACACGAGTTGCACCTGCGTTTAAAAACGTCTCGACTTGTTCAAGTGTCTTAATCCCACCTGATGCCTTCACTTGGCACTTTGTTCCCTCACACCACTTTGTCATGAGCTCAACGTCGTACCTCATTGCTCCATCATGTGCAAATCCTGTTGAAGTCTTCACGAAGTCTGCACCCGTCTTCGTCGCCAATTGACACAACATTTGAATGTAATCACCGGTGTAATACGTCTCAAAGATCACCTTCACGATGCCGCTTCTCGCGTGAATGGTACTGTGCATTCTTTCCATCTCACATGCAACAGCGTGCCAATCACCGTTGAGCACGTTTGACGTGTTGATTACGTAATCTACTTCATCAGCACCGTGATCTAACGCCAAACACGCCTCATACTCTTTCGTGTGCAAGCACGAGTTGCCATGCGGAAACCCGACGACGCTTGCAAGCTTCATCCTGTTCCACACGTAGTGCTTTGCAAACCGCACGTCACACGGCTTCACACACGCCGACGCCACGTTGAGCTCACACGCGAGGTCAAGTCCTTCCTCGAGCTCCTGCTGTGACAGGTAAGGAGAGAGAATTGCGTGATCAATCGTTGACGCTATTTGTTCAGGAGTTCGCATTTTCTTCTTCGCTTTCTTCGTTTGCAATAACAGTGTAGTCAATTGTCATCATTTTTGTTCAACATCATAATCGCTCTTTCAACGTCGTACGGTGTCAACCCGTATTTCATTGAAGTCTTCACAAGGTTACCACGAAGCGTTCCCATGTCATTATCATCGTCAAGAATGACGAACGTTATGTCTTTATCGGGAAGCAACATCTGATCATACATCCAACTGTCTATTTCCTCGCCACGAATGGCATGAGACAATTCGGGTGTCATTCCAATGACTTCACCGACAAATCCGTGAAACTTCAATGCATCGATCAAATCGTTGACATCTCGTCCCAAGCGCCAAGACGATGATATGACAACTTGAGCTATTGTTCGCTCAATGATCTGATTTAGAAGCATAACCTTTGTGCGATCAATCATTCGTAAATCACTAAAATCTACGTTTGAACTTGCATGTTCACACATAAACTTGTGTTCCCGTTGCGTCAGCGGCCCTTCGAACCAACCTTCACGCTCCAAAAATGGAGCTGAGTTCAACACGCCATCAAAGTCGAGAAAAATTATCTTCATTGTACAATCTTATATTAAATGAATTGATTGTTCACTTTACATCATCAAAATCATCGATTTTATCAATATTTTCTCTAACGTCCTGCATCAAGTACCAATACTCTTCGCCCAACAAATCTTGACACGTGTATATTAAACTTGACGCACCACACTTTGTTGGATTTTGTTCAAGTTGACGCAATTTTTCAATGAATTTATCAAACTGTTTAATCTTCCATACCTTGACATCTTCAACGATATCAATCGCGTCTGAAACTGTGATGTCTTCGTCAAATTGAATTGTCATGTCAACACAACTTTCCGTGCATGTGAGGACGGGTGACGTTGTACGTGTGTTTTATGTTGACTGCTCTTTCGAGATCAACGTTCATTGCCTTTGCGTCGTCAACGAGCCTAAGAAATATGTCAGCAAACTCCTCTTCAATGCACGTCAACACGGGTAATCCCAGCGTCTTTAGTTTTTCGCTCTTGTCACAAGGCTCAAATAATTTTCCTGCTCGATAGGCTTCCCACACTTCGCTAATTTCAGAATGCAAGTTCATCATCCACACGGCGAGATTTTCTTGCAGAGACTTGTTCTGATCGTCGTCGTGAAACCCGTGTTCAACACAATTTTGATAGTTTCGTGAAGCCCACGCGTTAAGCGAGTTGGCGTGTGCATTGTGATACACATTCGCACAGTAACACAAGCTACAGCTACCAGCTTTTAATACCCACGTGGGTAAACATTTATCAGGAGAAGTCGAATTACAACTTGGACACTTGATCATTATTACTTAACCTCTCCCGCATAGTACACCCCTGTTGTTATTACGTTCAAAATGTTGGTGCAAAAATATGCTGTCCCAAAGATCAACGTGCCACCTGCGATTTGGCTGCTACAACCCACGTACGCGTTACCGCTCACGCTGACGTGGCCTCCGACTCGAGCGTTCCCATAGACGTTAGACTTCCCGAACACCTTTGCGTGCTCCATGATCTGTGCGTCATCGTACAATCGAGCGTCACCATAGACTTCCGAGTGACCCTTGACGTACACTCGTTGGAATATCTTTGCGTTCCCGTACACAACCGCAGTTCTCTCAACGTGTGCAGTGGGTGCGACCGTAGCAGTGTCAGCGACCCACCCGCCGAGCGTGTCATCGTTGTTCAAGTGCCGCCGTGCACAAACTGCGCCGCTGCCGTCTCCAAAGTCGTGTTTCAAAGCGCAGTCGTCCGCAGACGACGTTGACGATAAAGACACAGTGAGCAGGAGACTTATTACGAGCGACGTGAACTTCATGTGTAACCTCTTTCTTATGAAGATATTACATCACAGGTTATAAATTGTACAAAGAGAATAATCATGAAGTCAATGACGTTACGTCTGTATCGAAAGGCGCGACGTTGGTATCGTCAAAATTGTATCCCTTACCTTCGTCATAAAGTGAAGGTATCTGCGAGTGCGGCAACGTGCCTTCTACGATTGTCGGTTCGGTCGCAGTGACACCTCTGACAGGTGAACACGCAACATCGAGTAAATGTTCAACGTTAACTTCCAACGTTGTGTATCCTCCAATATCATTCGTTGTAATTGGAATAATTTTCGTTGTTGGCGCGCCGTGCTTTGCAGTATCAGCATCGTTAGCAAATGTTATTGGAAAAATGGGTGAGCGCGCGACTTCAAGAAGTTCAGGAGCGAGCATTACGTCGTTCAACTTTATTTCTGTTTGTGAACCGTCGTCATTAAACATTCGAACGGCATTCGCTTTATTTTCATCAGACTGATCAATCAAATCTTCTCTCATCAGATTTTTTGCGGTGTCAGCGATGCTTCCGCAAAAACGACATCGCCGTGTGACGACATCGCCACGTGACACATCCACGATTGCGTCCTTAAAATTAGGACACGTTGATGTGATCTTATCAAGAACATCAGCATTGTGTTGGTGCGCGAGGCAAATATTCTCATCGGCAATCTTTTTAAGAACATCAATGCCACGTTGTTTTTCCGCTGACACTCCCGTTGCCGCGTCAATCAATGACTCCTTAATTAAAATCTTGACATCGTCTGCGATCTCAACGCTCTTGTAGCCCTCAGGCACTATCACTTTTTCTGCCACCTCAATGATTGACGCGCTGTCTGCGATCATTTGCTTTCCCACACACGCGATTAAAAGTGCTTCAGCGCTGCTTTGAGTAGATACGGGACCCGCCTTAAAAATTGTTGTATCTTTGTATGAAAGTATGACGTTATACATGTTGAGAACATAAAACATGCACCCGTTTTTGTAATCACTTTGTGATTGTCGGAATGTCCGGATTTAAACTACTTAACATTTGTTGAACTGTCTGCGTCCCACGAAAAACACCATAACAGTCTGAAAATCCAAATTCACACGTAGTTTCAAATTTACCGGGTGACAAGTTGTGTGTCAATGTGTTCAAAATATAGGCATTATCCGCAGTTGTACCCGTGTTGAAATCGATGAAATACCTTTGAGAAGGTATCAACAGCGGGCATCCCATTGCGACGACACGTAACGCAGCCGGGATAATCGTCAATGGAATTCCACCTTCACCACTTCCATTTGGTGCCGCTGTGTTCTTTGTCGTGTTGACGCGCATCATGTTCGCAGTCGCAAGTAAAGGATCAGACTTGCTCGCCAATTCAGCTTTCAAGATTAACGTGCCATTACACCCGTACGTTATCGTTGGCATCAGCTTCGACACCAAATTCTTCACCTGCGTGCCGTCAGTCGCCTGTGCGAGTTTAACGCCGCTCGTAGGATCGTCTATCAACTTCTGTATCGTCACGCCGAGCGCCTTTGCGGTGTCCTGAACGTTGCCAAGTGATCGGTTGCCAAACAGCTTCTTTGCGTAGTCTGTCGATGGAAATTCCACAAATCCTCTCCCATCGCTGCTTCGAAGCAGCTGACTCGCTTCGACGTCGGTGTTCGCCTGCTTGTCATAGATGTGAATTCGCATTATTCGATGCAACTGATTTTCCTTCAGCGTCTTCTGGAGCTCGCTCGTGGCGTCCTTTGCCGAGTAAGACAGTTGTTGTAGAATGTCGCTTTGTCCCATGCTTGGCGACTTCTGGTGCGTTGTCTCGACGTACATCTCTATGACGGGCTTCTTGAACGCACCGTACTTCTGCGTCCTCGCCGACAGTGCGCTCTCGAAGTCCTTTTCCTTGTTCTTATTCACCTGTGCGTCCCTGTTTGTGGGATCATATGGTTCGTAGTACGTTCGCAAGCCATAGCCTATCGCCCTGTCGTCGAGCACCTGTGCGTTGATGACGAGCTGTAAGAATTCTTCAAGAGTTATGAGTTCACCGCCGCGCTGTATCACGTGTTGCCTGTACTGGTCAGTGAACACCTGCATGTCTATGGGAAACTCTGCTATCGAGTGACAGCTCACAGGGCCGCACTGCTCGTTCATGCTGTAGAAGAACACTTGCAACTCATCGACGACTTGTGCGGAGACGATAGACTGCACTGCGAACACGCTGAACAGCTTCCCGAACGACACGACCTTTTTGTTGAGCTTGCCTACGTTTGCCTTTGGGTTTGGCTTGTACTTTTTTATCTCCCGTACGAGGGGCGAGCTGTCCTGCTGACGAGCGGGATCAGTCTTTGTGTCAGAGGGTAAGAACGTGTCAGGGCCGCTCAAGAGCTCGTTGAACTTGTCAGCGATTCCTTTCGTTGCAAGCGTCTGAATTCGTTCCTTGAGGCTGAACTTTTGGCTTTTCACTGTGCCATCGGGCTTGTACAAAGTCGTCAATGCGTTTACGAGCTTCGTGACGTCATCGGGCACAGGTTTCTTGTTGCGTTTATAGTTCAACGACAGCGTCTGTATCGTCGACTGAACGTCAGACGCGCTCATATCGGGAAATTCGCCCACCTGCGCGCTGTCAAGGAGTTGGAATATTCTTATTTCCTTGTTGCTGCCCTCAGGCGGATCAAGCCTCAATGACTTTCTGTACGCACGAATCGCATCGCCCAGTTGCCTCACCTGCTTCATGACGAACGCAGCATCGCCTATCGTGTCGCTTATCTTTGCGGTGCGCATCTCGCCCACGCCCTTCGTGAACAAGTCAAGCGTGAGCGTCACTTGGCCCACGTTGTCGAAAGCGAAGTTCGAGTTGATGATGCCATACGCCTCCCTGCAAAGCATGTTTGAGTTCACGTAGTCAAAGTACGGATTGTCAGTGTTGCTTGGACACCGCCACCCATATGTCATCCACACCGTCACGTCGCTGTACGTGAGTGGCTGAAGCAAGTCGCTTATTTCTGCCAACCGTGACCTGTCGTGTATCTTGATTGTCACTGAAGCACGTTTGTAGGTAAACATACCAACGGTGGGAGTGATTGATATCGAGACACCCTCGATTGAAGCAAAAGGCCTGAACGGATCTAAGACACGTGAATAACGCATCCCGTTGACTCCGACGTCAGTGTTGGGCGTTGGGTTAATGAGCGTCTGCGGCGATGTGAACATCTCCATGCCAAAGAAGCTGTTTTCCTTGTTGTTTGAAGTCAACGCAGTCTGAGCGTCGAGCATTGCCAAGTCAGGCTTCGACAAGCCATCCTTTGGTACGGCACCCAACAGAAACTTCAGCGTGCCTGGTGATTGTATTCTGTCACTTGGATCACGCACCGTTTGAAACTCGATATCAAGGTAAGGCGTCATTGACGACGCAACGATGGGTGGCATTGAGTTGAGGAATATTTCCACCTTCTTCGTGTTTCGCTTTGCTGGGTGAAAGAACGGCGAACGGGAGCACAGAAGCATGACGTCGAACGTGGGATCCATGTATTGTGCAAATTTGCTTCCAATTATTTCACCAATACCACCGACTTTCTTGACTGCCATCTTACCGTTATCTACGTCGTCATAAGACTTGATGTCATCACTCGCGAATGACAGAAATCCCTTCGTGCTGTACAAGTCAAAGTACATGTTCAAGTCGTCTTTTATCTTTGTGCTCCCGTCAGACGTCGTCGCGATGTCCTCAAAACGTTTTAGAAAATCTTTTATAGAAAGCACGCCCTTCGCGTCACTATCTAACGCGTCCGTCAAGAACGCAACGGGCTGCTTTGAAACGTTCATCGGCGAACCCAAATTAAGATTGAAGCTACTGCCGTTTAAATCTGCCGGCGAAAGCATTGTAAATATGCTATCCAACGTCGAAAAATCATTTGCCACGATTATAACTATTTGTTTTGTGCAGCGTATAAATCATACATCATTTTAGGTTTTTTAATGCGATGCATTGTACAAAGTGATGCAAAATCATCAACTAAGTGCATGTTTTTTCTACGCGTTGGTTCGTGTACACGTGATAATTTAATCGCTTGTTCAACGTCAATTTCGTCTTTTGTATTTTGTTTTACACAATATGCTTCGTTAAAGTCAGCAACACATCGATGTTGTGTTTTGTGCATATCAATCGATTGTCCTAATCGCGATGGAAAATTTGTTCCATAAGATGTCCACGCGTGCTGAGTTTCTGAAAAAATTCGTTGCGGAGCGTGAATTCCCTTATAAACGTCGCACTTTTTTAATCCCGACAAATTTATTGCTAATGCTAATGCTCTTGGCATGATTAAGTCCTGTGGTAACATCCATGGCCAAAGAACATCGGGTCCCACACTAATATCAACAAAACATAAAACGTTAAATGCTTCTTTATAAAATTCATCTTGAAACATTGCACATCGTGTTAGTTCACAAGCCTTTTTGTTCATTAATAAACCTGCACCACCATGCCATGAAATGCTTGTACCTTGTCCCGTAAACGTTATGCCGGGAATTGCGTTATACATTTCCTGTGTACGACGCGGAAATTGATCATACCCAAATAAATCTCGCATCACATGCTTTGCACCCCATGGTGAACACGTGTGTGTAAATATTTGTGGTTTATCGTTTGAAAGATGAGAACATACGTTTTCAAGATTATCAACAAAAATCCACGTATCGTCATCACAAAAAAACATCCAATCAGCAAACGTTTTATGTGTCAACCACCAACGCAACGTTTTACGTCCACTTGACAAAAGTTTTAATTGTCGATCAAGATCATCTTCATCACCCAACGTGTGTACAATTTGTTTGTATAAACAAGTATGACATTGGGCGTCATGAAGCTCTATTCCTGCGTCGCTTGTAATTATGACGTATTCAATCATTTTCGACGTTTACTAACAACACGACTCGTGGCTCTGTCAAAAGCATCATCATACAAGCCTAGATCTTCATCTGTTGCTCGATCAAAAGCAGCTGTTGCTCTGTCAAAAGCATCATCATACAAGCCTAGATCGTCGTCAACTTTTGCTTCAAGTTCCTTGACGCGCTCTTTAAGCAATTTAAGTTGTTTAACCAACTTCTTTTTGTTACCTTCTTTTAAAATTTCTTCGTTTATGATCCGTCGTAAAGATTTTTGTGTAATAACTCGTGCCATGATTTTTAATTATTTTACTCTTAACATTATGTTAACATAATTTTCATCAATTTGTTTAATTTGTTCAAACACGTCGCTTGTAATATTACGATCAACAACAACGCCATCATGTTCTCGTGTAATAACACTAATTCCATTTTTTTTACATTGTTCAATGACTGCGTTGATGTATTTTGTTTCATATCGCTCATAATCACAGCTTAATGCAGACGCATGTGTCATTAGTGATGTTGTCGTTTTATTTCGTTTTGTTGATACAGGAATAATGTGTTGAGCCTCATTTAAATTTTCTTTATATTTCTCAACGCATGCTAAAAACGTGTCACGTGTCCAATTTTGTTTTGGATACTTTGTTTTAAGCAAATCAAACGACATTTTCAATCCGCACGTTGCATATGTTCTGTACGTTTTTTCTCTTTCATTCACCGCTTCAACGCATATCTTATCATTTTTTGTCCATATTCGTAATATGGATGGCCACAAAGCGACTGCATCGAAATTATAAAAATCTTCATATACGACAGTTTTAACGTACTTTGGCAACGTATTTCTAAAATTATAGACACGGCCGCCGTCTATTTTTGTCCACTGCATGTTATTCAACAATAAATTAAAATAATACTCTCCAAAAGTTGTTTCTACTTTTTTAAGTGTATTTTCGTTAAGTGGATCAAGATTTTCTATCTTCATTTAAAGATTATATTCAACACATCGCAATGCGTACTCTATGAGCATGTCGTGTATCACGCTCTCGTCAATGTTCCACGCTTCCGTGTCACCTGTCTCGGGATTATTCACACCAAGTCTGCCATCTGAACCCAAGCCCATGTTTGCACGCATCCCAGGCCTGAACTTCGTCTGTCCACCTTGAGGTGTGTAAATGTGACCAGCGTAGTGAGCAGAAGCGGGCTTACCATGGTGAGGCCCATAGACTTTGTAAGACGAGCGAGGCTTGCGAGGAGGCACAGCTTCTTGAGGCTTTTCAACAGGCGGAGTTTGTGTTTTTGGTTCTTCTTTTTTGTTACCCGTTGTGTCTGAAGATCTCACATAACCCTCTGACGACTTTTCACCAATTTTTGTTCTTATGAACCTTCGCGCCAAGCCAAGATTTGAAAAATAAAATAGTTTATTCCGTCCAACTGATCCAATTCTACCCCAACGTACCATGACATCAAACGTTCCACTTGTCGCAGTAGGTGTTAATTGTATGCTCCAAAATTTGTTTGACGTTCCATTGACGTATGTAAAGTATTGTACTTGATAAGGATCGTCTACAGTTTCACGTGTCTTGCGTGAGCCTTTCCATCCATCGTTTTCGTCAGGCGCCGGGCGCTTTTTCTTTTCTTTCTTCTCCCAAGGCGGAGGCTCAGCCTTTTGTTTTGAAGATCCCCATGAATTGTTATTTTTGTCGTAGGGAGAATTCCATGATGCATCGTAGGGAGAATTCCAACCGGCAGCGCTTTGCTTTGCTTGCGGTTCCTTTCGTGCAGTCGACGCAGCATGAATTTCAGCGTCAACAGTCCTGTCACCCATCGAGTTGTACTTGCTGCGCTTCATGGGATCAGATAAGATGCTATACGCAACGTTGAGCTTTGCCATCTTCGACGTCGTGTCAACGCCTGGATTTCTGTCGGGATGCAACGTTAACGCCTTCTGCCTGTACGCACGTTTGATCTCTTCAGGAGACGAGTTCTTTGACACTCCCAAGATTTCATAAGCAGCATTCGCAGCCTCTCGAAGAAGCTGCCGAAGCTCGTTCAACGTGAATTCCATTTGTTAATAATTATCACTCACGTCAAAATCATTTTCGACTTTCTTCTCCCGTTCTTTTTCACGCCTTCGACGCCTGTCACGCATCACACATGACTTGCTTGCGAGCAGCATGTGCAACGCTTCAATGCAACGTGCTTTCTTTTCTCTACGCTTTTTCATTTGGTTGGGATGCGTGGAATTGAACCACGATATGAGGCTTATGAGACCTCTGCTTTACCATTAGACGACATCCCAATAAGTCATTTGATGTAATTGCTAATCAATAACGCCGTTATCAATATGAGAATTGCACCTGAAAACGCTAAAATAAACGACAACATATTTCTCCTTTCACTCATACAACGACAACAACGCAGCGATCACCACCGCGAAAAAAGTTCCTACACACACTACAACGACTGTCACTCTAATTTCCCTTCACATCAGCCATTCAGGAGGAAATGTCACGTCTACACCGTCACGCTTCACGGTGTAATCGTCCTCCTCAACACACGCCTTGTACCACTTGTCGGTTGCGTTTTGTCTGTACATGTCGTTCGTTGCATTGCGAAACACGTACGCAAACTTCGCCGTGACGTGTTCGGCTATGAGCGCTTCAGCGAACTTGTTTTCATTCGGAATGCGCCTGTTGTCTTTTACTACGATCTTCATTTTTTCTTTTCACTTATGCAACCAATGACGAAAACAATAAAAAATACTACAACGCAAACTGATAGTGCTGTCACGTTGTCACTCTTTCACGCAACACTTGACTACACACACGATCACGTAACAAATTACAACACATACAATTAATGTTCCAAACATGTCAATCTCCTGTCGCTAAAACCCACAGCATGATAGCTGTTATGATTAGCAATAATATACCCATATAGGCGTAAAGTATCATTTAAGTCTCCCGTTTTAACCTGAAAGAATTATGTAATCGATCATTTCCCAAAAATCCTCAGTGTCTTTGTCTGACACGTGAAGCGATAAAATCGTTTTATAGTCTCTCTCAATGATGTGTTCAGCTTCTCTTCGCTTTTTTGCGTCAATGTCTTTAATTTCTTCAATTGCTTGTCTGTACGCTTTTTCTTTGTTGAAGCTTTTCTTCGTTCTTTGATTATACACGTTACACGCAGCATCACGAAGCTGTCTTACTTCTTTGTACCAGTGATCAATGTCTTGCGGCACAGAGAGCTTATTTTTCTCTCCCAGACGAGCCTTGTAGAATTCCCTGATTGCTCCTGACAAAAAACCAACAATGTGATTTTGCCAGTCTCCCCTTGAGGGAGCTCTCTCAAGCAACAACATCTCTGTTATCATGCACCTTAGTGATCTTAGAGTCGTGTCCATAGATTTTACTTTTTGCTCCTGTCAACGCCAATTAGTCGATTGAGCTCAGCGAGCATCACTTGCTCCTCTCTTTCGCTGTACGCGCCCTCATGAACTGCAACGCCAATCGCACGCTTTATCATGTCATGTGTCACGTTGTCAGGCGTGAAGTTGAAGCCGTCTACGTCTATCACAAAAGAGTTCTTGTTTTTCATGTTCATTCTCAACGGGAAACAAAATTCATCGCCAAAGCAACGTCATCCTGCTCAGCCACTCACGTGGAAAGATCACGTTCTTTCCAAGCCTCTTGAGCACGTAATCGTCATCTTCAATGGTTGCAGTGAACCACCTGTCAGTCTTCTTGTTTTTGTACACCGCGTTGACTGCGTCGCAAAACAGTTTTGCAAAGCCGATCGACACGCCTTCTGCGAGTGTGACGTCTGCAACGCGATTTTCTTCGAGCATGTCTCTGTTGTCTTTAGATACGATCTTCATGTTAACCATAGTATCACATTACACACTCGTTTACACTTACAGTGCGTAAACACGGCGACCGGTGTCAGTCAGCGTGTATCCATCGAACGTGTCAGCGTCAAGCGACTCGAAAACTAACTGCGCATATTGCTTTGGCGTGATGCCAAGATCAGTGTGACTTAGTGGTTCGTTAGTGTTGCTATCGTACAGCGTGCATGTGTTTTTCATGTTTATGCTCCTGTGTTATCACTCAAAATCGTAATTGTACGTGAGCGCATCATGACACACTATATTCTTGTTCACGATGTCGATCCATGACTGTTCACGTTTCAATCCAGAAGTCTTTTCAGCGGCGAGTAATAGTCTTTCCTTACACTCTTCAATATTATCGCTCATGATGTCTACGCCAAAACAGGATGATAATGCTTGTATTGGCGATGAGCCCATTTTGATTTTTAGTTTGATGATTTCGACTATGAAATTTCCATTTCCACAACTATTATCCAAGAACGTTTTTGTGGGATCAGACCAGATTTCTAAGGGAATTTGGCGAAGCATTCGCAAGACGAGAGTTTTTGGTGTATAAACTTCGCCGAGACGTTTAATGCGTTCTTTGGATTTTGTTAAAAGTTCAGACATTTTACCAAAAATGTATTATTAATGTTACACAAACACCCAATAATGCTGCACAAGCGCCTATTGACGATACAGATATTGCAATAAACCATTTTCGACGTTTTTCGTCTCTATCATGTCTTGCATTATGCTCATTTTGCCACGTATCAATACGTTTTGTATCACTATCGTGAAGTTTATTATGTTGATTTTGTATTGCTTCCAACGTTTGCAAAATCGACATTGATCCATTTTGTTCGTGCATTATACTTTTATTCGAT